GGCGAAGCTTTTGGCGGGCGCAATGGTAATACTTAAGGGGGCAATGTTGGCTTTGCCGTGGGTGGCAGCAGCCGCAGCCGTTGGCGGGCTGATAGCTTTAACCGTAAATTATTACAAAGAGCAAAATAAGCTAAACAGGATTATCGAAGGCGGCGCAACATCTGTCAATGAGATGAAAACAGCGCTTGACTCTAAGTCAAAAGCGCTTGCAGAAGCAGAAGCAAAACTTAGCAAGCTTGAAAAGACTGGAATATCAAACTCACGATCAGTAAATGCTCAAAAGAAAAAAGTACAAGAGCTTAAAAAAGAACTAGAAGGTATCAAAGGCGTTTATGACGCAGAAATAAGAATAAGAACAGTTTTCGAGGACATGGGCCTTGACCCTACGGCCCTTGATAGAGGCTTTGCCGGGCCTGGCCTTCCAGAACTGCCTAAGCCAAAGCCAAAGCCAAAGCCACCATCGGGCGGCGGCACCAGCAGCACAGCAAAAGGCCCAGACCCTGTGGAAGAAGCCAAAAAGCTGGCGCAGCTTTCAAGGGATAGAGTTCAAGCTTTAAAAAATCAAGCATTACTCGCAAGCGCGGTAAACGAAACCGAAAGAAAGAATTTTCAGTTAAATATTGATATCGCAGAGTTGCAAAAAAATGCAAAAGGTTTCGCTCAGGAAGACGTTGATGCACAAATCGCGGCAAGAATTGCGTTGGAAAACAAGCGGAACGAGGCTGAAGCATATAAGAAAACAATTGCAGAAACTGCAAAAGAAGATGCTGACTCTTTAGCAAGATTCTTGAGCGATTTTGATGCAGCATTTCAAGAGCTCGACGCAAAAGCAAAAGCCCAAGCCGATAAGATGGACGCGCTTTACGCATCAATCGGACAATCAATTTCAACCGGTATTGTCGACAGCTTGACCGCTGCTGTTGATGGAACGAAATCGCTAGCAGAGGTTGCATCAAATACTCTCAGAAGCCTTGCCAACATTATGCTGAAGTTTGGCCTTCAAACGTTCCTTGGCGGTCTTGGCGGAGGCGATCCAAGCAATATTTTTACCAACCTCTTTGGTGGAGGCAGGGCCAGCGGCGGCAGTGTTGCGGGCGGCAAGTCTTACTTGATTGGAGAAAGAGGGCCGGAGCTTTTTACTCCAGGCCGGAGCGGCAGCATCGCGCCAAACGGCGCAATGGGTGGCGTCAATGTTGGCACCATCAACATTCAGGTTGAAAACACTGGTGAGCGGCTGAACCCAGCAGCACAAAAGCAGCTTGCCGGTCAGGTCCAAGGTATTGTGTTATCAACGTTGGCCAATGAGCGCCGCAGCGGAGGAATGCTCTGATGGCATACATCCAATTCAACGACATACCGCTTGATTCATCGCTTACGCAAGAGCGTTCACAACGTGTTCAGCGTGCTCAATTTGGTGATGGCTACAGCCAGGTTTTGACGGATGGCTTGAACGCAGAGCAGGAGACATGGCAGTGCCAAACACCGCCTCTGACATATCCAGAAATCAACTCTATTGAAAGCTTTTTGTTGGAGCAAAAGGGGCAAGCAATTTCTTGGACTCCACCGTTTAGCACCAAAACGTTTTCCAAGCCGTTTACTTCTGGCCAACTCAAGCTTGGCTATACAAATTTAAGCACTTTGACTTTGACTGGACATACAAGGCCAACTAATTATACGGCAAACCTTGTAACAGGCATCTTGACCTCTGTCACCATTGCTGATGGAACGGCGATTCCAATCTCGCTAACTCTTGCGGCTAAAAACTTCTTGCTATCTGATAGCTGGAGAATTAGCACTTTGAGTGCGGCTTACGCTCGATTGTCGTTTAGCCTGACGAGGGTATATGTATGACGCAAACGCCCCCTAATGCTGAAGTTTTCAAGCCGCAGCTGCCGCAGATTATTGATCTGTTTACGCTTGATATTACGCCAATTCTCCCTTCTGGTTCGTCAGACCAAGCGATCTATAGATTTACAAATTGGTCACAAGTTAATGGCGCTGATGTTGTATATCAAGCGAACACGTATACGCCACTGCCGTTTGAGGCATCAGGATTTCAGCTAAACACTAGAGGACAGTTGGCGCGTCCAAGCTTGACATTTGCAAACGTAGGTCTTGGTATTACGGCCTTGACAAATACTTATGAAGACCTTGTTGGCGCAACAGTCCAAAGGATTCGCACTTTAACGACTTACCTTGACGGTGCTGAAGCCGCTGATCCAAATGCTTTCTGGGGGCCAGACGAATGGATCATTGAACAAAAAAGCAGTGAAACCAAGTTAGCGGTATCTTTTCAGCTAGCAATTCCGTTTGATCTTGAAGGGCGTGCATTACCTGGCCGCAGGTTATTGCGTGAGCAATGTCAGTGGAAATATAGAAGTGACATTGGCTGTCATTATACTGGAGGCAATTATTTTAACGCTAATGATCAAAGTGTTGCCAGTCTTAGCAATGATGTTTGCGGAAAAAGACTTGAGAGCTGCCGCCTTAGGTTTGGGAGGGTTCAGGTCACAAGATCTTTCACTTCAGGTGTTTTGGATTTGGAATACACCAACATTGCGGCAGGTAGTGTTGTAATCGTAGGCGGCTATCAACAGGCTACGGATTTTACAGTTAACACAACAACTGGTATTGTTACTTCTGTGACAATTGCTGACGGCGTAGTCTTAACAATTAGATTCAGTCCAACAGTTCAAGGCGACCGCTTGCCTTTTGGCGGCTTCCCTGGCCTTACGGACGCAATGGGCTAAACGATGCTTTCTCAGTACAACAATCCGATCACAGTTGAACAGCAAGCAAGTATTCGCGCTTACGCAGAAGCCGCTCATCCTGTCGAGGCTTGTGGCTTTGTTCTTGCTGATAGAACGATTGTTGAATGCACCAACACCGCAACGCAGCCTGACACGTTTGTGATTAGCGCAGAAGAGACTGCTTTGTACTTAGATGGCGCTGTTGCTTCATGGCATAGCCATGCGGATTACGCCAGTATGAGCTTTGCGGACATCAATGCCTCTAAAGCCTTGAATCTGCCCTATGTAGTTTTCAACTGTGCTAGTACAGAGTTCTACTGGTTTGACCCACGCCAATCAGCAGGCTTGGTGGGTCGTCCGTGGATGTATGGCGGTTATGACTGCTATTCAGCGGTTCGTGATTGGTACTCGCAGGAGATGGGCGTTGAGATGGCTGATTATGAGCGTCTGTACGAGGGCGAATGGTCGCAACGTGGCTTCACGCATTTTGAGGATAACTTTGCAGCTGAAGGCTTTATCAGGATCCCTAGGACCGTTGATCTGGAACGTGGGGATGTGTTGCTGTTCCGGATCAGGAATGACCACACCTGTAACCACGTTGCTGTGATTGAGGACGTAGAGTCCAATCGGATTTATCAGCACTTGGTTGACCGGGACTCAGCAGTAATGGCTTACAGCGGCTATTTTCGCGATAATACGTTCATGGTTCTGAGGCGCGGCAGCTAATGGTCACCATTCGGTTATTAGGTGAAGCTGGTCGGCGTTATGGACGTAGGTTCCAGCTTGCGGTAAAGACACCTGCTGAAGCTGTAAGGGCGTTGTGCTTGCAGATCCCTGGGCTTAGACAGTATCTGTTGGAATCAGGCGATAAGGGGATCAGCTGGCGCGTTGTGACTGATCACGCGGAAGGGCTCGACGAAGATCAGATGTTGTGGCCACTGAGCAAGAGGCTGGTGTTAGCTCCGTTGCCTGCTGGTCGAGGTGCAACGGGCAAGATTATTGCTGGTGTGGCGTTGGTTGCGGCTGCGATTATTTTGGCTCCTGTTGGCGGAGGTTTTCTAGGCATTGCAGGAACAGGCTTTTTGACAGGAGCCGCGTCAACAGCCATTGGCTCTATCGGCCTTTCACTGATATTTAGCGGCGTAGCGGAAATGCTGACGCCAACGCCGAAGATGCCCAATGTCAAAGGTGGTGGTCTAGGCGGCGGTTCTAGTGCAACCTCAGGTCGTTCTCGTGAAGAGCAGCTAAACAGCTTTGCGTTTGATAAGTCGAACGCGAACACAGTACAGGGAGATGTGGTTCCGGTTCTTTATGGTGAGCGCATCATAGGTGCGTTGCCTGTTCTGAGCTTTGGCCTTGAATTGCAGAACTTCTTGTGATGGACGATCAAACCCAAGCGAATATTCCAGAAGTTAGCGGCGCTGGTGGCGGTGGTGGCGGCAAGAAAACTGTCAATCAAACTGTCAATCAAACAGTTGTTGTTCAGAATCCATCAAGACAGCCAGTAGTTGCAGCTAATAATTTATTTTCAGTTGCTTTTGCAAAAACAGTTTATGCAACAAGCGAAGGTGTACTTGAGGGTTTTCCAAACGGAATCAATAAGGACGTTTACCTTGACGGCGTTCCAATTCAAAACCCTAATGGGACAAATAATTTTGAGGGTTTTACTCTTGATTCAAGGCTAGGAGAAGACGAAACACAAACTCCTATCGCAGGCTTTAGCAGAACCGAAAACACTGTTGGCGTCAATGTAAATGTCACTCAGGCTTCTGGTCCGATTACAAGAGCAATTACAGATACAGACACAGAGCGTTGCCGGGTAATCATTGCCCTCCCTTCTTTGCAAGTTCAAAACGAGCAAAACGGCGATGTTTCTGGCACAAGCGTCAGTTTCAGGATTCAAGTCAATTCAAATGGCGGCAGTTATACAACTATCTCATCGCCAACTATCAGCGGGAAATCAAACAGCGAGTTTCAACGAGCTTATGAGTTTAACCTGCCTGGAACCGGCCCTTGGAACGTACGAATTACAAGACTGACATCTGACAGCAGTAGTAGCTTTATTCAGAACATAATTAATTGGCAGAGTTTTGTCGAAATTATTGATGAAAAGTTTGCTTATCCAAATACCGGTCTTATTGCGTTAAAGGTTGACGCAAGACAGTTTAATACAATCCCTGATGTATCAGTCAAGCTTCGCGGTAAGCGCGTTCAGGTTCCTACTAATTACAACGCTGCAACTCGCACCTATACAGGTCTGTGGGATGGAACGTTTCAAATGGCATGGACCGATAACCCTGCCTGGATCTTCCGTGACATCGTTCTGAACGAACGCTTTGGCGTCAAACGCTATATCAGCTCTATTGCTATTGATCCTTGGTATCTTTACACCGTTTCCCAATATTGTGATGAGCTTGTCCCTAGTGGTAGCGGTGGAACGGAACCTAGATTTACTTGCAATGTTTATTTGCAGAATCCAGGCTCAGTTTATCAAGTGCTTAATTCACTTGCTTCCTGCTTTAGGGGCTTGCTTTATTACAGCGAAGGCGAGCTGTATTTAACTCAGGACCGAGAGCAAGACGTAGTTCAGCAATTTAGCGAAGCCAATGTCATCCAAGACGTAGCAGAAAACGGAGAGGTTCAATCTCCATGTTTCAGCTATTCGGGTTCGGCCAGAGCAGCACGTAAGACCGTAGTTTTAGCAAACTGGGATGATCCAACCCAGGTTTATTCAAGCGTCACAGAGTATCAGCAAGATGATGAGCTGCTAGACAAGTTTGGGTATAACCCTGTTGATCTTCGCTTGATTGGCGTTACGTCTCGCGGTCAAGCCTTACGCGCTGCCAAGCATACGCTTTTCAGTGACAGGTATGAAACAGAGAAAGTTAGCTTTCGCGTTGGAGCGGAAGGGATTGCTGCTGGTGTCGGTGAGATTATCAAGATTGCTGACCCATTGAAGCAAGGTCAACGTTTGGGCGGTCGCATTGTAGCTGTTGACGGAAACTTTATTACTGTTGATGCAGTGCTGAATTTGGCTGTTGGAACGGCTTACACGCTGACTGTTGTGATCCCTGAAGGAGTGACAACTACAAATCCCGATGGTTCTATAAAAACAAGTCCAAAGCTGGAAGTTTTAACTGTTGTCACTTCTGACGATATTGGCTTCGATACTTTTGATGAAGGTATTATCTTAGCTGAGAACTCAGACGAAATAACAAGACAACAAAGCACTGATAATCTAATTGCTCGATTTGCTACAAGCGATGCAACTACAACTAAGTTTGAAGTCAGTTCAGCGGTGGCCACACAGAACGGCGCTTTATGGGTACTTGAATGGAGTTCGATGAAGGCTGCAACTTATCGGATCATCTCGATCTCAGAAGTTGAGCCCTTGATCTATCAAGTTGAAGCTATTCAGTACAACAGCAGCAAATATGGTTATGTTGACAACGATTTGCCGGTTGCAATACCAAAGGATCGTTTTACGCTTCAACCTGTTGGTGAGCCGACAAATTTTAGCGGCATTCTTGAGTATTCGAACGGTCAGACATCAATTCAAGCTTCATGGCGTGCCCCACAGGTAAACAATTCAGTTGACTTACTGGTACGGGGTTACAGGTATCAGTGGCGAAAAGTTGGCGACACGGAATGGTCAGACATAATTCAATTACAGGCAACAGCAGTTGAAACGCCTCTTTCGACTCATACTTTTGGGAATGCTTATCAGGTCCGAGTCTCTGCCGTTAACCGGCTAGGTAGTCAATCTGATTGGGTTGTTTATGACGTTGACGCTTTTACCCCTATCCCTGATTTAAGTGATGTTGCTTTTGGTGCAACCGTTACGCACGCCAACCAGCCAGACGGCACTCAATTGATCATCGTTGATTCTGGGACGTGTCCAATTCTGCCTCGTATTAATGGTTTCAAGTGCTGGGTTAAACCTCGCAACCTTTCGTCTGGTGAGATTCCTGGCGTCAAACCACCTGGAGCTGATGGTTGGTATTTCTTAGCTGATATTCCGCTTACGGGTTATTACACCGTTGCGTTCCACGCTCCAGACACCTATGACGTTCGCGTCAATTT